GCGGAACCAATCTCCCGGAGATCATGCGCAAGCTAGGCGGAGGTAGGGAGTACGCAAGTACAAAGCTCACATGCGCAGTCAAAATCAAACGCCTGTGCAGAGCTGATGGCAGACGGTCCCCCTCAATCACTGTCCTGCATCAATACTTCGCTTGGGAGAAGCACAGAGACTTATGGCTTCAGATCCCCGAAGGCAAGAGACCAGGCATCGTCATCAAGACCCATCACGGGAAGAACCACAGGAGGCAACTCGAGCTGAGACAAAGCCCGCTTCAGAATCTGAACTGGGCGCGCGCTCCGATGATTGGGGATGTGACCAAACCCCTTCCAAAGCCGGTCAAAGGCACGCAGTACGGAATCTCTCGCGGATACGACTCCAGGATCCAGATGAGCCCGGAGGCTGAGAAAGCGTTCATAGGCCCATTCGGGAGCCTACATATAGGAGAGTACCTTGCAGACTAATCTAGCGCGTCTGGAGCCAAACTGGTGCACTGGAAGCCCTGGAGTGCCGGGGGTGTACGAGGTCATGTTCAACAGCCGGTTCGCTGATAGCTGCTTCGCTCGGTGGACTGGCGCGTACTGGACGATTGGATTTGATAACCCAGACGAGGCCGGCTCGGAAGTTACCAAGGCGCGCGGTACGGTGAGGGCATGGCGTGTCAGCTCCTATCAAGCTCCTAGCTCAAAGGAAACACAAGGGCGCCGACTTATCGCGCATTTGAAGCGACAGCCGATGACCTATCTTGAGATGCAGCAGCTAGGAATCAGCACCAGCCCTCAGAAACGGATCAAGGAAAGCCTCAGAGAGGGCGAGCATCTGTTCAAACGGAAGAACGCTCGAGGTCTCATCACTTGGATGGTTACGAAATGAGCAAGATGCAGGAGCGGCGAGAAGAAAAGGCCAGGATCAAGGCTGAGCTGGATGGTCTTATGAGTAAGGTTCCACCTTCGTATAGCGATTGGTCGTGGGATCGGACGCACAATTTCCTGGAAGCCCAAAGCAGGCTAAGAGAGCCAAAAGTCAGCCAAAGATGGCGGAAGCGGTCCGCGCCCTTCGCCAATACTGGGGTTGACACTGGGGTTAGAAGATGCTGTATCATTCGGCGGTCGATGTGCGTGCATCGTTAGTAGGGGCCTCTAGCCTCTGCTCCAGGCCCTTAAATGGGCACCATGCACGCACATGGGGAGCAGATACTAGAGGCCCTTTCTGCTTTCTGGACCCTCAGAGCGGGTTAGCAATGGGCCTGAATGGGCTGCACTCAAGAAACACAACGAAGAACTCCGGGCGCGCATGGGGCCTGTGGATAAGTCAGGGCAGACGACTCCACGAACGATCCGTAAAAGGCTGATGTCGGGTGGTAGGGGCGTACCAGGGAAGTAGCCAATCCCTTAAATCGCCAGGATTCGCTAGAGAGTTCCGAGGATCAGGCCCAAGGGAATAAATGCAGGGATCAGCCAACCCATGCTTTGGCAGAACTATGACGAGCAAATATCTGAGATGTGACTCTTGTGATGCGACTCTCGGCGCACAGGAAGTGATGAAACTCAGGGTTCCTGGTCCATTTGACACGAGAGAGCTTGTGGAAGAAGCCAAGCGCAGGGGGTGGACTGGTCCAATGCGGCAATACCTGACTGGTTTGGAGCGCAACGAGTACGAAGGTGACAAATGCCCAGCGTGCAGCAAATGATGGACTGGCTCAACCACGACAACTGGGAAGCTTTCAAAGAGATGAGAAAGCTCAAAGGAAACAGAGCCCCATTCACTCAAAGAGCCGAACAAATGATCCTCAAAAGGCTAGAGGAATTCCACAGACAGGGCTATGACACCAGTTGGATCCTCGAGGATGCCGTCATCAATGGGTGGTCGGGCGTGTTCGTGAACAACAGAACACCGATGCGAGACTTGTCCACAGCCGAGAAAAGCAACGTAGTAAAGATCAATCAGATGATCTCTGGAGTTCTGAAGTGAAGACGCGAGACGTTGGCCAAATCGTATTGCCTGGGCGTTTGATGATGCTCAAGACCGTGGGGAAGTGCAAAGGTCCCAACGGGGAGTATGAGCTGCTCGTTGAGCCTGACGGGCAACCGGTGGTGCGCAGCATGCTGACCATGCGAAAGTTCGTACTTACATGGCAGAACATCGTGGAGCTTGCTGTGCAGAACGGCATCGATGACAAAGGCGAGCAGGTATGAAGACGCTAGGACAGATTGCTTGCGAGACTTTCAACGCGGCACCGATCGACAACTGGGGCGCATATCCGTTGATCGAGGCGAATTGGCAGGCCGCCGCTCAAGCAGTACGCGCAGCCGTGATCGAGGAAGTTTGGAACTCGATCAATTCGATGATCGTCGATGGCCCGATTCAAGGCAATGGCTGGGATCTGCAGGCCCAGCGAAACGGCGTCATCTTGGCTGCAAACAAGATCCAGGAGCTGCGATGATCGAAGGCGACGCCCTATGCCAAGCAGACCAGGACTTTGTATGGTTCTGGCTGATCGTGTTCACATGCTGCGATGCAGCACTGATATGGTGGATCTGGGGATGAGCGAACTGATCGGCGCGGAGTTGGATGCNGCTGTGGCGCGGGCGCAAGGCTGGACGCTTGATAAAGAACATTCTGCGTTCTGGGTGGTGGATGGAGATGACTTCTTCGACTGCGCAATGGCGGCTTACTACAGCCCCTCCACCGACTGGAGCCAAGGCGGCCCGATCATCGAGCGCGAAAAGATCGCGGTCTATCATCAGTCGTGGGCGGAATGGGTCGCCGGGTTTGATCTTGGTATCGATGAATGGGACTACGGCGGCGAGACAGGCTCAGGGAGTTCAATTGAACTTCAGCACAGCGCTAGCGGCCACACTGCCCTGATCGCAGCCATGCGCGCATTCGTAGCTTCCAAGGAGAAATAATGCCAACCATCGACGACATGCAGATTCCCTGGCTCCCTGACACAGCAGACGAGTTGCGATTCCGGGTCACGCTTCTCTTAGCTCCGATCTACATGACCACGAGCACAGCCACACTTCCGGATACAGTCCTGGCTGACGCCAGGAACGACTCCAACCGCCTCAAAGCGGCAGTCGATGCAGTGATAGCGATCATGCCCAAACCAGCGGGGTAACCCATGAGCCTCATCAGCCTAGTGATCGTTCTGATCGTCGTTGGCGTGCTCCTGTGGCTCGTCAACACCTACATCCCGATGGATGGGAAGATCAAACAGATCCTCAATGTCGTGGTGGTCATCGCTGTCGTTCTGTGGCCCTGGCCATCTTCTTCCCTGGCTTGGGGTTCCATGACATCTACATCGGGGGTAAGCGGTGAGATATAGGCCGAAGCTAGACGCCAGCCAAAAAGGCATCCAGAGCGCTCTAGAAGCCGCTGGAGCGCGCGTTCAGAGCTTCGCCAGTGTCGGACATGGTGTCCCCGATCTCTACGCCTACAGGGCCGGGAATCACTACTGGTTTGAATGTAAAACTCCCAAAGCTGGAAAGCACAAGGAACCAGAGAAGAAACAAGCAAACTGGGCTCAGAAGATGGGTTTGACGGTATATGTTGTCAAAACACCGGAAGAGGCCCTAAAATGTCTTATGCACAGGCTAGAACCTCAATACGTCCAGTCTCAAAAGGTAGGCGTGACTGGCTAACCGGCACAGCGGCTCCCATTTTCGGGGCCGTTTTGCTTTGGAGAGAGCGTGAGCGACACCTCAACGCCGAGCGAACATGATTCCCATCGGCCGAAGTGCCCGCAGGTACCAAACCACAGCGAGCCTACCAATGACACTCTGCAGCGCATTCGCCAGCATCCGTTAGGAACATCATGCCCGCCAAGTCAAAAGCACAGAACCGCCTCATGCAGGCTGTAGCTCATAGCCCAGAGTTCGCAAAGAAGGTAGGAATCCCTCAAAGCGTAGGCCAGGACTACGCAGCTCACACAAAGACCACAAAAGGTCTCCCAGAGCGCAAGAAGAAGGCCAAAGGACTCTTTGGGTGATGTTACTTTTGTTCGGCGGGCGCTTTGAGCATTCCCACACCAGCTCGACATGCTATTGGTACGCATGGAAGCAGCACCGTCGAGGGCGCTTCTATGACTGGTTCGCTCGCATCATGAATCCAGATGACCTCGGTTAGCATGTGCTAACATGCAGACATGGCCGCTAGAATCCGCAAGAACCATCAAGACGAGGTGCGCTCGAGAATCCAGGTGGGTCAGCTAGTAAAAGTGCTGACCGATCAGGCACTTGGTAAGCTGGAATTGACGCAACCCAGACTCAAGGCCATCGAGATCCTGTTGCGCAAGTCTTTGCCCGATCTCAGCTCAGTAGAGCACTCAGGCCCAGCCGGAGGTCCTATAGAGCAGGCATGGACCGTAGAGATGGTGAGGCCCAAATGACAGACCAAGAACGCGAAGTTTTCCAAGCTCTTACAGACCACTTTGCTGCGGTGATGGGCGGCCCGATGATCTCCGGACGTGGCGTCACATTCAAAAATGGTGTCGAAGGTATTCCCACAATCAAGGCCGCAAGAGAGATTCTTGGTCAAAAAGTACATCCAGGCGATACCGAAACAGCTTATGTGCCAGAAAACGCGGGTTGAGACCAGAGCCGGTATCACCAGACGATGCCAAAGCTCCAAATCCCTGAGAAGCTAGAGCCCATCTTCACCCCCAACCGATACAAGGTCCTGTGGGGTGGACGGGGAAGCGCAAAGAGCTGGACAGTCGCAGCAGCTCTAGTCCAACAAGCCACCATAAGGCCAATCCGTGTACTCTGTGCTCGAGAGACCCAGAAAAGTATCCAGGAGTCGGTTCACCGGCTCATTAAGGACACGATCGATCGACTGGGAGTTAGTGAACTATTTGAGGTCCAGGAAACGAGGATTCTTGGCAAGAATGGGTCAGATTTCGCCTTCGCTGGTATCCGTCAGCAATCAGTTGCTAATCTCAAGTCGTTTGAGGGTGTGGATATCTGCTGGGTCGAAGAGGCCCAAGTCGTCACGAAGCGCAGCTGGGATGTCCTGATCCCCACCATTCGCAAGCCAGGCTCGGAGATCTGGATCTCGTTCAATCCAGAGCTAGACACCGACGAGACCTATCAGCGGTTTGTCATTCAGCCCCCTGAAAATGCGTGGGTCTGCCAGGTCAACTGGCACGACAACCCATGGTTCGGAAAGGAGATGGAGGATGAGCGGGCGCTTATGGAACGGCGGGACCCTATTGGGTATCGCACGGTATGGCTTGGAGAGTGCCGCCCGGCAGTCGAGGGAGCCATCTACGCCCAGGAACTCGACCAGCTCATCAGGTCAGGAAGGTTCACCAAAGTCTCCCATGACGCAGTGCTCAAAGTACATACCGTCTGGGATCTGGGATGGAACGATCAGACCGTTGTCCTACTCGTCCAGCGAGCAGCATCAGAACTACGAATGCTCGGTGCTTACATCTCCCGATTCAGCACCTATGAAGCAGACATCCAAGCCCTCAAAGACTGGGCGCTAGACAAGCCAGGCCTTCAATGGGGGACGGATTGGCTCCCTCATGACGCCAAAGCCCAAGTGAAGTCAGCCGGGGGTAAGACCGGGGAGCAGATCGTCAAAAGCCTAGGCAGAGAGGTCAAGATCGTCCCTGACCTGGGCATCGAGGAAGGCATCAAACAGGCCCGGACGACCTTCCCTAGGCTGTGGATCGACAAAAGCTGCCAGGACTGGTTCAACGCCATCAAACGGTATCACAGGCACGTGACCGCAGATGGGTCAAAGACCGGGCAACCTGTTCATAACGATGCCTCTCACGGGGCTGATGCTTTGAGGTATTTGGCCGTTGTGGCCGAGCAACTCAATAATCATCACACCCAATATCCGAAGAAGATTGCATATCCAAACCTGGGGATAGTATGATTCCGTATATGCCTGAAGCGGCAATATGGACTCGACGAGCCTGAACATACTGAAGAATATCCGCGCGCTGGAGCAGGAGTTAATTGCTCTCAAAGCGCGTGTCGAGATTCTCGAGGCCCAGGTAGAGCCGCCGCCCCCAGTCGTAACAGACGCCTATCTGGTCAAGCGCAAGCCAGGTAGACCCCGAAAGGTCGTCGGTGCTTAGGCGCTCCCTCTATCGTCTGGGTCAGGTTCTGATCCGCGTGAACTACCTCGGTAGCACAGACGATACGGTTCATGACCTAAGACTGCAGAACCGAGAGCTGAGAGACCAGATCTCGCGGCTCAGGATCCGGTTGCTCATCGCAAAGACGAAGGGCGTCTTCAATGATTGACAAAGACGCACTCCTAGCGGCCATCGACAACGCTAAGGAAAACTCCTACGGGAGTGATGAGTCTTCCAGTCTCAGTCAACGTCGTGCTCAGAACATCGAGAAGTACCTTGGCCTCAATACAAACCCTGCGCCGGAAGGCCGCTCACAAGTCGTGGATCGCAGCGTCTACGAGACGATCCAGGTCATGCTCCCGAGCTTGGTCCGTATATTCGCTGGAAGCTCGGATGAGGTATGCAAATGCGTGCCGATCGGCCCTGATGACGAAGCAGGCGCAGAGCAGACTACGGCAGTTCTTCGACACTATGTGACCGAAAAGAACCAGTGGGAGCAGATCGTTGCCGACTGGATCTGGGACGCTCTGGTACTCAACAACGGGTACTGCCTGGCCTACTGGGATGAGTCCAAAAGACTGATCCGGGAGGTTTATGAGGGACAGAGCGACGAGCAACTCACCGCTTTGATGCAGGACAGCAATGTCAATGTCTTACAGCACTCTCAGCACACTGACAAGCAGGCAACAGCCGAGGCTCAGGAAGCGTATCAGGCACAGCTCGCCCAGTACCAGCAGATGTCGCAAATGGCTGGACTCCAGGCGCAACAAACTGGTAAACCTCCGCAGCTTCCTCCACCTCCACAACCTCCGGAGCCAGTTCTAAAGCATGATCTAGTCATCGAGAGAGCCGAGAACGAAGGAAAGATCTGCATCCGTGTTCTCCCTCCGGAACATTGCATCATCTCGGTAGATACACCTGATTGGACGCTTAACGAGTGTCCTTACTTCGAGTATCGAGAGCAGAAGACCATCGCAGACCTGAGAGCGATGGGCCTTGAGGTATCCGAGGATGTCTCGGACAACGAACGCAAAGACACCTCAGAAGACTTCGCTCGAGACCGCTTCGGGGAAACCAGGGACACCGAAGGCAAAGGCGTCATGCGCCTGGTCTGGACCCGGATGATCTGGGTCAAAGCCGATGCTGAGGGGGATGATGAATCCCGCCTGTACTACGTCATCGCTGTCGGGAGAACGATCCTCTACTCAGAGCCGTGCGCGAGGATCAACGTCTCCTCGATGACTGCTCAGCCTCTACCCCATAGGCACATCGGGATGTCTGTCGCTGA